GGCAAACATTGATCAATAGGGGTGAATACCCCTCCACCGGACTGATAGGCGCTGGCTGCACGTCTCTGTCCACTAGGATTCAGGCTCTGCTGCGTCTCGATTACTGTCATTCCGATTCGCCCCATTCCTAGTTTCTGTTGTGTTACCAATTCGTACTGTGCCTCGTAGGGTAACGCTGCGAGACTGCCGTTGTAGACCTGTGCGAAATTCTCCGCGATCACACTGGTCCAGTAGTTGTAGATTTCTCTACCGTGCAGGGCAAGCTCGCGAAAACTGGTCTCACAATTGTCAACAACATTCTCCTCGACATCCACCTGCGTTTTGATCCACAGGGGGATTTCAAGAACAGTGTCCAATGACAACGGTGCGGCCCAGTAGCCGCGCCCTTGATCCACGAATCCTCTCTTGAGAAAACTAACTTCCATGACCGACCTAAAACCACCCACCGTGGTAGTTTTGTCTTCTCTCGTGTAAATCATTCCGAAGTGCTTGAATCCTTCCGTCACTGTGTCCTGATTAAACAGTTCGTGCACTTCTGGTGATACTCCCATGACGTTGTCGTCCCCGTATGTGATGAAGGAAACGTTGTCCACAAAAGTGTCCACCGACTTTCCCGTCACATGCATGTAAACCAGTCGAACGATTATCATATTGAACAGCGAGTTTACAATGGATGTGATGGGATTGCCAGACGGATTTCCATGGTCAATGGAGTACACCTGGCCTCGACACAAGTGTATTGAGTTGACAATTTCGAGCCACAAAAGGTGGCGTGTATCACTGTGTTCGTCCCTATGGAAGTGATTCACTATGTCCAAAATAGACCACAAGATCTGCGAATGCAGAGTACTGTCGTATAGAGAGAAGTCTCCTGCAATCATGTGATCGCCGTTTCTTTTGAGTTTTCTAGCCAATGGTCCCCATTCCTCGAAAGGATTGACGCCCACCGCTATTTCATTACTAATGCGATTATGCATCACAAAAGATGAGAAAGCTAAAAAGAAACTGCGAAACACTATTGTGTAATCCATAGGTCCACCAGTGAACACTCTCGTTTTGCCAGCAGCTACCTTCTCTTTTGGTCGACGTTCGTCCTTTAGATTGTCCATCCAGATGGCTGGACAGCGCTTCCCTAGCGCCATCGTTGTCAAACGGCGGTCAATGTCGTTCCTGAGCTCGTCGGACACGACCATATCCTCTGAAATCCAGTCTTGCTTCCCGCGTTTAGCACGGGGTTGAAGCACGTATGGATAACCGGGGGACGTGGT